AGCTGAATGAGCAATGCGTAGTCTAGCTAAGTTACTAGATGATTTATTCTTACTACTAGCATCTGCTGTGATGCCCATTGCTTTAGCCATTTCATCATAGTTGTTTGTATCTACAGTTGTTATCGACATGTGTTGTTCTCCTCACATAGTTTTTCAAAAGAGCATAGTTATACTACGCAACGTCCTTAATGTCAAGCCAATTATTACCTATTTTAGATTCTAATAGTAAAGGTACATTAATATCAACACCTAGATCTTGTTTAATATACATGTACAAATTAGTATTGCAATCATCAATAGCAGTTAAGACTTGATCTTCTTCTTCTGGATGTACATCAATGACAATACTATCGTGTACTGTGTTGACAACGCAAGACTTATTACCTTTCAATAGTGTCTCTATCCATTGTAATGCTACAGGTACAATGTCTGCTGTAGCAAATGATTGCACAGGATAGTTCTTGATCTGTGTAAAGTAACTGATCCTACCACGTGCATTTCTTTGTACATCAGGGAAAGAAAACTCCCTACCTGATGGTGTTGTAATCTTGCCTGTGTTAAGTGCTTCTTTGGCAAGAGTGTTGTGCCAATCAGCAATACCTTTGTACTTCTCTGTGAAGTGGGTGTAGTAGGCAGCTTCTGCTTTAGATCTGCCATATCCACTAGCCCCATACAGAGGAGCAAAGGTATGTGCCTTGGCATCTTGTCTTGATGTAGTCTGCCCAGCATCAGTAATAATCTTAGCTGTGTAGGCATGTACATCAAAGCCTTCAGTGACTTCCTTTATAGCAATAGGATCTTGAGAAAGGTACGCAGCTACCCGAAACTCTAGTTGTGCAAAGTCAGCTTCAAGTATCTTACCTCCATTGAATCTTGATATGAATACACGCTTGACAGGGAACGTACCTCCACGTGGCATGTTCTGCATGTTAGGCTCTTTACCACTAAGCCTACCAGTAGATGTCATGTGTTGGTTAAGTCTTACGTGTAGCATACCATCTGACTTTACATTGTTAGCTATACCACCAACGAATGAGGACAGATAAGTATCCAATGCAGATAGTCTTTGTACCTTCTCAAGAAACTCCAGTGAGTCAGTCAGTCCTTTACTTCTTGCTGAGTTTGCCAGTAGCTCTAGGTTCTTTCTGTTAGTAGAGAATCCATTAGCTGTAGCCCACTTAGCATTGGGAGCATTGAACTTCAGACCACCAATAGTACTAGTAGGAATAACATGATAGCCATTGCCACCACACGAGTTACACTTAGATTGTTTTGAATATGGTGTACCATCCTTTTTCTCCTTTCTTAGTTTACCTGAACCATAACAATCAGCACACCGCTTGACATGTGACTTGAACACTACGTCAGTTTCTTCCCTGATCAGTTGTTTGAAAGCAGTCTGCCCCATGTATGGGTCTATCTTATTAATCCATGTGGATTTATTCATAGGCTTACGGCTATATATCAGAGTTGATAATTGCTCTGGACTACTTAAGTTTAATGGTACATCACCCATTAACTCTCTTACTTTACCTTCTAAGTATAATAGTACCTCCTTTCTCTCTTCTTCAAATGCAATACGTACACCTTCCAGTGCAGTCATATCTACTTTAAAACCTCTGTCGTATATCTTAGCTAGTGTAATCACCATCTGATTAGTTAGGTGTGCTACGTTATGCATACCACTAGCCTCAGTACCNACAAGNTTAACACGTAGTTCNTGTGCCAGTTGCTGTGTNGCATGTAGATCAGCACTTAGATACTCAGACAACTCAGCATGTGGTATGTCACGTACTGATACACCTTGCTTGAGATAAGCCTTGAGTGTGTCCTGTTTCTTAGTGTCCAACTCATAACGTAGTGCACATGCTTCCAATGATAGAGGTTGCTTGACACCACGTAGTATCAGGTACTCCATCATCATAGTGTCAAACACAGGACCATCATAGCGAAAGCCTGACTCCCATAGCCATACTAAGTCATGGCCTATGTTATGTCCAATGAGTACTGTAGCCTCGTTCAACTTATTCTGTACAGTCGTATAGCCATGATGTGTAGGAGCTACCTCACTATGCTCAAACGTAACTATTGTCTCGTTACCCTGATCATCTAGCATACCTACCATCACAAGCTCATTCTCGTACTCGTAAGGATCTAGCTGTAGCTTACCTGCACGTTTGGTCACTGTGTTCTCTACATCAAGCGTTAGTTTCATCTTGCATCTTCTCCTTTGGTATCTCTATAAAGTTAAAGTTTGCACTGAAAGATCTACGTTCACCTTTAGTATAGAAAGGATATACACAATGGAATAAGTCACTAGGAAATACATAGAAGTCTCCTACCTGTGGCTTAACCATAAAGTTTGTAGCACTGTAGCTACCTGCACTACCATTCACAAATTGTATATGTCCATGAGAAGGATGATGATCTTTATAATCTTCTTCCCATTCTTTCTCTATACCATCAGGCAATTTAAGATAGCCAACACACGACATACGACAGCTAGTGTGTAGGTGTATTGGGTTGTACTCAGTGTCAAACTGTCTGACTAACCAACCTGACACAAACTGTACGCTGTAATTAAACCTNTCTGTATTNAGTCTACTCTTACCATATGAGTTACGTACTGTAGCTATCTGATTATACTTACCTATAAACTCTTTTATTTCATCTACAAATAAATCTCTCATGGGGTCGCTGAATTGTAACTCCTGTTTAACCTTACCTACTAAACTTGCAGAGTAATCATTTAATTCCTTTCCTTGTGTGTCATAGAAACCATTCATAGTTTTAACAAACTCAGGACTTAGTTTCTTNTANCCCATCACTGGGCCAAATGGAAAGAACACATGATCCTCTGCGTCCTTTGGTGGTGTAAACAAATTTACCATAGTGTTTCTCCTTATGCTGAAAACAATGCAGTCTTATAATCGAACTCGCAAGTTACCATACCATGCCAGCCTGTCAACTTATTTTTTGCAATGTTAATATGTCTTTGTGTATCTTCCTCAGTCTGATTCTCTGTTGGTGGATTCCTTGCTAGTAGTAGCATGAGATCAGCTTCAGCTGCCTTGCCTGTCTTGGAACCTTCCATCATAGATTGGTTGAGTACAACCCTACCTTCAGCTTCAGCAGATAACTGTGACATGTAGAACACTGCACACTCCTGTTGCTTTGCTATCTGCCTAGCGTACATGACATTCTGTTTGAGTACCTCATGTATACTGACACCATTAGCTGTGGATGTAAACTTGTCACCCATATCTAACATAATAATGTCAGGCTTGTAGTACTTGCATACTGACTCCACCCATGACATGTCTTTCTCTGTACTGTCCTTGAACTTAAGATGCGTAGACTTAGCCTTGTATCTAGCTAGGTGTGTAGCTTTATCCTTACGTATGCCATCAGCATCTGTACCTACAGCACATGTTAGATACCTGTGGCCTACACGAGTAGGTGTTTCCTCATTGCAGAGTACAATAACTTTAGCACCCTGATCAGCAAAACCATTTGGACCCATAACCAAACTGGCATGGAAGCTAGTCTTACCTGTGTTAGACCTAGCACCTATCTCAATAAGCTGACCTGCATTCACACCCGGAACCTTACGTGCAAGGCTAGGTATGTTGAATGTCCACTTGCTTTGTAGGTCACCTTCTTCAAGTATCCTGTCCATGTTCATGTCTTCCCACTGTACCTGTAACTTAGGTATGAAGTCATCACCATGTATCTCAAGTAGATTACGTAGAGGCTGTAGACTTTTGAGTGACCCATTAACAAAGTCAAAACCTAAGTTGGCAACCTCTTCACCAATCACCTGTTGAAATAACTTAGACAGTACCTCTTGTGCTATGTCCTTACCCATAGGCTGTTGTGTTTTAATCTGACCAAACAAAGCAGTGTACTGTTGCTTCTGTGCTGTAGTCAGTGATGGATTGTCTGATAAAAAAAGTGCCTCAACTTCATCTGGTGAGACACTGCGATTGTAATCGTCCATTGCTTTATCTATTACACGTTTAACTTTCTGAATATCCTTGCTGAATAATTTCATAGGGCAACGTGATCCCCTGTGCTCCTCGTAGAATTGTTTCTCCATAAGGCTTCTTATAAGTGAAAGTTCCATAGCTCATCCTTTCATAGTTCATTAAGAGCGTCCATATCTTTCTTCTGTCTATACTTTATATCGTCCTGTAGACGTAGGACTTTTACATTATCAACTACACTTCTTAACTCCTTTGCTATTGCTATTGTTTTCTTTGACGCATCAGGATCTAATGCAACTATTGCTGTAGAGAATTGTGTTAGGTATTGCCTCTGTTCGTTGGACATGGAAGTTCCCATTAAAGCTACCCCTGTATGTCGATCTCCTCCAACAACTGCTGCACTAACACAATCCTCTACAACTACAGCTACCTTACCACAACCATACACATAAGGCAACCCACTATTTCCATATCGTTTCCATTTAGGTATACGCTTACCCAATGCCCTACCTGTAGCGTCAACTGTAATACCATTGTGTATGACAGGAAACACAACACGATGTTCACGTATATCATACATCAGACCATGCTTGGCTACATCAAGACCCCACTCACTTGCATACTCATAGACATGAGCATCAGTAGGTACAGGCACTGGCACTACGTACATAGGCATATCAAAGCTGGTGTCCTTTACCCTTACTATTTTGTTTAGCTTGTCCTGTATAGCAGTAGCAGACATGCTCACTCTGTTAGCACCACTGATACTACACCCTGCCTTGTAGCAGTTCCATAGTAGCTGTCCATTTAGATTGGACACAGTGAATGTCCTACGTCCTTTGCATTCAGGACAATCCATACGTACAGAACTACCATCAGTGATGTCTAAACCTGTGAGATATTCAAGCATTTAATTTCTTCTCCAGTTTATGATAAAAATCTGCAACTTGGTATAGCTCTTTAAGTGTGGCTGTACTTTTCATGGTATTAGCTTTAAAAGAAACAACCACCACGTTATCTTTATGATAACCTTTATTATTATCTATTCTATCTATAGACATACTATTTTGTTTATCAGACCAGTTATTACCTTTACCGAATACGAACTTAATTCCAAATACAGGACACTTTAAATCTTTAGGTATTAATTCTAGTAGTTCTTCTGCTGTTAATGTCACAGAGTCATGTCTATTCTTCATTGAACACACTTTTTTTGTTAAAAATGATTTACTTATATCTGAGTGCTTATTAATGTTATTAAGTGATTTAGTATATTTTAGTTGATATTCGCGTATCTTTTCTTTATTTTTTAGTTGATATTCTATCTTATATGCACTGTACTTTTCTTTGTTATTTTGATAATACAATTTGACACGTTCTTTTATTTCTTCTTTGTTCTTAGTACAATACTCTTTATTTTTTTTTCTTAATTCTTCTCTATTATTTTTATAGTACTGTTTTGCATACTCTATTCTTTTATTTCGGTCTTTGTGTGGCATATCATTCCTCCTTAAACTGTTGTCGTGCAGTCAATGCACTGTTAGCACTAAGATAAGTATTCTTTATGTAAGGCTTCACCGACTGTGGATTAGCGTGACCTGTCACTGACATGATCTGTGGCAATGGCACACCTGCCTCTACCATTTCAGTTGTACCAGTTCTTCGCAGATCCATCAAGCGTAATTCATCTGGCAGTTCAGCCTGTCTCATAACTACTCTACCTATCTTAGACAATCTTTCCATTGAGAATGGTTTGTATTCACCACCTCTAGGTGAAGGCATAGGTGCTACATATTTCTGGAAGTCAAAGTCCTGTTGTTGTTCTGTAAGCATATCATGTAACGCATCTGATATGGGTAGCTGTACCTCTGCACCACGCTTGGACTGTAACAGTCTTAGTCTACGTGTATTGAAGTCAATACTATCCCATACCAGCATACGCATGTCACCTACTCGCTGACACCATTCATATGCCATCTGTACTATCAGTCCTACATTACGATACACAAAGTCACCATAGGCTACGTCAAGGAACTGACGCACCTGTTCTTGTGTCCATACTGTGTTACGTGCAACAGGTGATAGCTTCCTTACTAGCGTGAATGGATTACTCTTAACATACTCCATGTCCTGACCATGCCTATACACAATGCCAGCTACTGCTGCCACATGATTAGCTAGGTGTATGCCACGAGAAACCCATTCTTCATACGCCATCCTTGCGTCCTTACCTGACACTACAGATGCAGTTGTGTCACCTAATGTATCTGTCAATATCTTTAAGAACCTAGTGTAGTCTAACTTAGTTTGATCACGTAAGCGATTAAATTCTGGTGACTGTAAGTATAGCTTGACCAACTTCCTTAGTGGTATCGCTCTCATATCTACCTCCTAAAATATATAAATTCTAGCTATGGTACTAGTGAGTATGGCTAATGCAAAGGTATTAATAAATATCAATGCCCTATCATTCCAGAGCATACCTACCCACAACCAACCTGCAATACCAACTGCATGAAAGATTAAGTTGACAGGAAAGATATTGTTCGCAGTAAGTACCATACCAATCATAAGTAACAGACTTGCTACCCATTTTATGTACCAATCAAATGTGTACAGTGGTGTCTTAGTCACTGTTCTTGTGCCTTCATGGTCATCAAACATAATGTATATCCTTTATTATTTAAAGTTACTACTAATAGTATTCCATTCAACTGTTCTAGGTGTACGCTGGGCATGACGCACTACCTTCATAAGTGTATCAACAGGTATACTATGCATAGAGGCAACGAGTGATGCATGTTGTTCATTGTAGTTAGGATCGTGATGCGCTGCCTTCCATACCATCTCAAATATACCATCACTATACATCTTATTGCCTACCATGCCATCTTCTTTTTCTTAAGGGTACTACCATCACCATTGGCTAGTATCTCTCCCGTAGTACCATTGTCTACACCACATAGCAAGGTAGGGTTCTGAGTACGTATGATACTGGCAGTCCATTCACCTGTCTTGCTATTCAGATGTACTAGTGTGATGTGTCCTCGTGTAGATATGCCTCTGAACACTAGCTCCTCACCATGTACACCCTCTANGTATTTGATTGCCTTGTCTCTNTCTCTACATGGGGTAGGGTTCTGGGCATAGGCAGTGAGAGGTAGCACTACCATTAGCACTACCATATATAGTATAGTCTTAAGTTGTTTACNTAACATATTGTATCTCCTTTCAAAAGATAAATGCCATAACTAATCCAAGNA